CTAGCACAGGCGCCAAAGGTCAAGTGGCCTATGACAATAATTTCATTTATATTTGTGTAGCACAAAACACTTGGATTCGCGCCAACAGTCAAAGTACATTCTAAGTATTTTTGATCCCTCGTAGAGCCTTTTTAAAACTTTTGGTAAATAGTATATAAACCAAGGGTATTTCAGCATGGCCATTACAAGAATTAAGAATAATCAGATCACTGATGCCACAATCACCAATGTTAAGATTCTATCACAGACCTTGACTGGCGATTTGATGAATCCCAATTTAACATTTAATAGTAATTTGGTGTTAAATGGTAATTTGACAGTGACAGGCAATGTTACTGCGGTGCAAAGTACCACAACACAAATCACAGACCCGCTGTTAACTTTGGGCCTTGGCAATGCTGGCACCAGTTATGATCTTGGTTTAGTATTGATTCGTGGTAGTGGCGGCAACAGATTTATTGGCTTTAAAGAAAATGAAGGCGCATTTGTATTCATTAATACCACTGAAGACGGCTTAACCACTGGTAATATTGCCACAACAGCCTACTCCAATGTAATTTTTGGCAATGCCACTACCTTGGGTTCCAGCACATTCGGCGGTATTACACTGAGTGGAAACACTATCAGTGCCGCGGGGGTATTGACAGTTCGCAGTGATGCTGGTACTGTGACAATTCCCAATGCTACAATTATTTCCAGCACACTGAGTGTGTCAGGTGCAACCACAGTTGCTAGTTTGATATCCAACGCAGGTATAATTGCCACCACAGGTAGTTTCTCCAGCAATTTAACGGCCAGCGCATTGACTGTAAACAACAGCGCAACTATTAGCGGTACCCTGGGTGTAACTAGCAATATTAATGCAACTAGCATTACTTTAACAGGGTCGTTGGTGGCAACAGGCCCGGGCGATTTCGATGGTGGATTGCAGTCAACTCCAATTGGTAATGTGGCTCCAAGCACAGCATTGTTCACCACAGTTGGCGCCAGCAGTAACGCAACAGTGGCGGCATTAACTGTAAACGGCACCGCAACTTTTGGTAGTACCGTGGGAGTAACTGGTACTTTAACTGGCGCTGCTGCACAATTTACTACTATTAACGGCTCCGGAACTGCCACATTAAACGCTGTGAATGTGAATAATGCAGCCACTGCGGGTACAACATTGACTGTTGGCGGAACTGCTACTGTTAACGCATTGGTTTCTAATACTACTATTACCGCAGCTTCTGCTACTATACTAGGAAACTTGTTAGTTGAAGGTAACTTGGCAGTACTGGGTAATTTATCATACATCAACGTGGATAGCTTTACGGTTGAAGATCCGATTATTCAATTGAATACCGGACCCAACGGCGCACCGTTGAGCGTGGACAATAATTTTGATTCAGGTGTCAGCACAAACTATTTTGACACTGCGGATCGCAGAACATTCTTTGGCCGCAAAGACAGCAGCGGCTTTTTTGAATACTTCAGTAATGTAGACAGTGAAACTGGCAACGTCGTTACCGGTACCTACGGTACAATCAAGTCTGGTAACTTACAATTAGTATCTTCGGCCACAGTTGGTACTACCATAGTAGTGGGTGGCAATGCCACAGTAAATGCACTGACTGTTAATAATAATGCCTCCATGGGCGGCACACTGGGAGTAACAGGTAATGTTATTGCTGGTAATGTTATTACTACAACTTTTAATGCAGTCGATGGTATTTTCTCCAACAATGTAACTGTTGCGGGTACATTGACTGCGACAAGTAATGTTGTGGCCAACACATCAGGTATTTTCTTCGGCAATGCAGAAACTGGCATGAATGCTCTTTATGCAGGTTTGCCTACATTTACATTATTACCAACTACCGTTGCACAGTTTACAACCAATGTAAATTCTTATGCTCAGATTAGTGCTCAAAATATAAATAGCGGAGAAATCGCTAGTACTGATTATGTGGCAACCGCGGACAACGGCGACGACAGTACTTTTTATATTAATATGGGTATCACTAGTAGTGGCCATGAAGGATATCATGATGATTTCTTCTCCGATGTCAGTACTGCAAATGATGGTTACTTGTATGTTGTTGGATACGATGGTGCAGGCCCGAGTACGGGAAATATTGGTAATTTATTATTAGGTTCTACCAATGGATTAGTTAAAACATTTGTTGGTAATACTGATCAAGCAAATGTGGTGACTACGCACAGCTACAATCAGTTCGCGGTAAATGTGGCCACAGCCAGCACAGGATCTACCACAGGAGCATTGGTTGTAGTTGGCGGCGCCGGCATAAGTGGCACACTGAATGTTCAGACAGCAGCCAACTTGGGCAATGTCACAATAAACAACTTGACTATCAGTAGTAATACCACAAATCAAGGATTGAATATCAATCCAAACGGTACTGGAGTTACTACGATCAACAGCGGCCTAAACACCAGTCGTACTGTGATCAACGGCACAGCCGCAAACACATTGGTGGTCAGCGGAACACAAGTTGGTGTCAACACCAGCAGCTTTATCAGTGGAGCAACATTCCAAATCAACGCAGTAGACACCATGTTACTGCCTGTTGGTAGTATTGGTGACAGACCAGGTTCGCCAGTTACTGGTATGCTGCGATTCAGCACCAGCCAAGGTTCGATTGAATGGTACAACGGCGCAGCTTGGGCTATTCCAACAGGCGATTTTACCGTTGTAGTGGCTAATAGTCAGACAGGCAATAATAGTGCAACAGTCTTTACCTTACCAGTAAGTAATGCATCCACTGCAGGCACCATGGTCAGCATTAACGGTGTTGTGCAACAACCAGTTTCGGCTTATGCTATTACTGGTAATACGGTAACATTTACAGAAGCTCCGGCCAGCACGGATGTGATTGATTTCCGTGTGTTCACCACAACTGCGCAGGTAACTGAAGTTACTGATATTGCAGGTACAACTGGCTTGTTCTTAGACTTGCCTACCGCAGGTAGTCAGAAAATCACAATAAAGACTGCGGGCACCGAGTCATTTAGTATTCAAGCCAACAGCACAGCTAGATTCGCTGGTAACGTCGAGCCAAGTGCTAACGTTACTTACAATTTAGGCAGTCCTACTAATCAATGGAACGATTTGTATTTGTCAGGTAATTCAATCTACATCGGTGATGTGATACTCAAAGCCGGTTCTGGAAATCTTCAAGTAAGAAACTTTGATGACACAGCCGATGCTGGTATTACTGGTACTTTCTACACTACTAGCACCACAGCTGGTAACTTGCAGATTGGGTTCAATCACATTGAAGCAACCAATGTCAACGGTAATATTGAATTACGTCCAAACGGCACCGGGGTAATCTTAGCAAACTCTGTAATACGATTAAATGCTGGCATTATCAATGGTCAGAGCAACGGTGTAGGTAACATTGGTGCAAGCGGTGCAGGATTTAATACAATTTTTGCCAAAGCAACATCAGCTCAATACGCTGACTTGGCAGAAAATTACTCCGGAGATGCAGTTTACGAACCAGGCACTGTGGTTCACTTTGGTGGATCGCAAGAAGTTACCCTGTGCGACGAAGACATGTGTCGTCGAGTTGCAGGTGTAGTTTCCACAAATCCTGCTTATTTGATGAATAGTCATTTACAAGGTATTGCTACCCCTGTGGCACTGCAAGGTCGAGTTCCATGTAAAGTACGCGGCACTGTGCGCTTGGGCGATATGATGGTCAGTGCTGGCAACGGATTTGCTCGCGCAGAAGCCGATCCAACGTTGGGCAGTGTAATTGGTAAAGCTCTGGCAAACTTCGATGGCATTGAAGGTGTAATTGAAGTGGTTGTGGGTCGAGTATAACCAATCAACTCAAATATAAAAGGGCCTAAGGGCCCTTTTAGTTTTAATAAATACACTATATTTGAGAATTAGATAAATGGCGTTAACCAGACCACTGCTATCACAACTTAATACCAACATAATCGCATTCAGCGACAATATGATGGTTATGAACGCCGGTAATGTGGCCAATCGAGATATTGGCACAGTATATGATCGCAGCCAAGGCAGTGTCTCTAATGTGGCCATGATTTGGCAGGAATCTCGAAATGCATTTACTTTTGCATATACCAGCAGTAGCGGTTTGACCAATGCAAACCTTACATTAACCAGCAATGCTAATATTGTAGCGGGAAATGTATTTTCAGGTACTTCAACAGTAACTGGCAATGCATCTGCAGGAAATTTTAATACTGCCGGAGTAGTTCGAGCCACTGGAGATGTGTTCGGAAAAGAAATATGGTCAACTCAGTCGTCCGGAGACGAAGGTGGTCAACTTAATCTTTCAATAGCAGCTACCAACACCAGTTTAAATGGCAATATTGTTGTCGATGTATTTCAAAATAGATTAAGATTTTTTGAAGGCGGCGGTACTGCTCGCGGAGCATATATTGATTTAACACAGGCTGGTGCCGGTGTGAGTACAAATCTTTTAGCAGGAGGCGGCGGCGGTACACCGGGCGGCGCCAATACTTATGTGCAGTTCAATGACGGTGGCCTATTTGGAGGTAATGTAAACTTTACCTATGATAAAGGTCTCAACATAGTGTCGGCCGGCGCTTTTGCTGGAACTACAAATGGAACAGGACAAAACTTTAAAGTCGGAGACGATGCCTGGATTGGTGACATCAACCTTGCTAATACCTTAGGTATTAGAGGGCAACAAGATGGTACTCAGGGTTACATTGTATTTGGTAATAGCAATGGACAATCGTTAGGTCGATCCGGCGCAGGCGCATTAACTTATCAAGGTGCATTTACTGCGCAAGGTGGCTTACAAAATACTCCAATTGGAAATGCCACAGCATCTACTGGAGCGTTTACCACAATAAGTGTAACAGGTATTACTAATAGCGGAACCAACGGCACTGGTAACATTGGTGCAAGTGGTGCAACATTCAACACTGTGTTTGCCAAAGCAACAACAGCACAATACGCTGACTTGGCAGAAATTTATATAGCCGACGACGATTATCCACCCGGCACAGTGGTTGTGTTCGGCGGCTCTAAAGAAATCACAGTTACCAGCACTGCGCACGATACCAGAGTAGCAGGAGTTATATCAACTAATCCGGCCTACTTGATGAACAGCGAAGTGCAAGGATTACCAGTGGCGTTGACAGGTCGTGTTCCGTGTTTAGTACAAGGCCCGATAAATAAAGGTGAAGTGTTGGTTACTGGTCTTAAACCGGGCACCGCACAGAAAATTAATCCTGCCAGATTTCAACCTGGATGTATTATAGGCAAATCAATTGAAACTATTCCTAATGATGAATTAAAACTTATTGAAATTGTTGTAGGAAGATTTTAATGGAAAAAAAATTTCGTCGCGATTATACTGGTGAATTTGTTGTACACTTAAATACAAAAATTAAAGGTCAAGCCAGTCAAGTTCGAGAATGGATACCCAATACCATTGGCGCACAACACACAGGCCATGCATTGGTATTTGGCAATGGCATTAGCAGATTGTCTTATCCAGTTGACTTTAATCTATATACAAGTCACCGCGGCGGCCTGCATGCCAGTAAAAAATTAACAACCTACGGCTGTAATGCATTGCATCGAGAGTATGCAACACACATACTAGTAGTTAAACATCCGGTAATTGCCAAAGAAGTAGTTGATTCAGAATATGCTCCAAATAATATTGTGGTCACTGGTTCAAAAAATGTATTGACTTATCCTGACAAATTTCATCTAATTCCGTTTGATCCTAATTTTTATGCTGGTCCAACTGCACTATATCTTGCGGCATTTGATGGTCATAATCATGTTTACTTTATGGGATTTGATGGTCACGAAAGCACTACTTGGAATAATAATGTTTACGCTGGCACAAATGGTTATGCTGCAAAAACAGCTCATGTGGAATCTATCAAGTGGGAAGACCAGTGCATGGAAATTTTTAACACTTACAATAATATTGAATTTATTAGGGTGATGCCTTCGTCTAGCCACAATATGCCAGAACAATGGAAGTACGCCAGTAATCTTAGACACATTGGCTGGCAACAATTCGTCAGCGAAGTTGATTTAGGATCAACTTAATTGTTCTAATACTTTAATTTTTTCTCTAGTTGCAGCAAACTTAAAAGTTCTATACACACCTGGATGTAATGGTTTGGGGTAGTCGTCTAACTTGACCCAACAATAGCCTTTGTGTTCATTATTAAGCTCGGGCGTGAATTCTTCATCTACTTTAATTAAAAAAGTATGATAGACAAAATTATTGCGTTCGCTGGTGTATTGCTCAATTGGAATTACTCTGGCTCCGTTTATTTCTCCACCCAGCTCTTCTCGAATCTCTCTCTGCAATCCCTCTAGTACGGATTCATCTCGTTCTATCTTTCCGCCCACAATACCCCAAGTGTTGGCAAACTTGCTGCCATCACGCAATAAAAATAGATATCTATTTGTTTTGGTGCAATAAATTAATGCACCACAACTGCTGTTTAAAGAATTAGCTGCCATTGTCCTGCCTTATAAGGCCCTTCGTAGCTCTTGACCCAAGTGTCGCCTGTCCATTGATATTGTGTCGAAGTAGTCAAATTAGTAACATACTCTATGGTTGTGGCAGTTTTGCTGTCAAAACTCACTCTCCAATATGCGCCGTCGAATTCAATAATATCATTGGCATACGCTACTAGTGGTACATCGTCGAGACTGTTCCAGTTGTAAGTGGGTGCTGCACCTGGTGCAGTAATGTAGTCATTGACCAACAAATATCTAGTACCCGCAGTCGGAGCAACCAAGTCTGCATTTGGTCTTGATCTCTCGGGATCAATAATAGCAGTGATTGCAGTCAGCGTGTTAACAGGTATTGTATCAATATCTGCAGTCCATAACAATACATTTTCGTTTTGCGGGTGATAAGCCACTGTGCCCACTACTTCATTACCGTCCGCCATTTCCAATTTGATTTGACTGGATCCATTGGTCAAGTTACCATACACATTGACCAAGTCGCGCCATTTTTCGCTGGTGCCGGTATAACTGGATACCAGAGTAAATGTTACTCGATTGTTGACATTGGCTGTGATCAGTTTATTGGTAGTAACAGTATTACCAGCAACACTCAATACCACGCAATTACCTGTGATGCCGCTGCCAGATACCACCATGCCTGGTTCGACATATTGGCTACTAGACACAACTATGGTAGTGTTGGCCACAGTATTCGCGGTAATTTTCTTGACAACTTGTTCGCCGATTGGATTGGTAGTGGGCTCGTCATATCTTACCAAACTCAATTGATTGTTTAGTAAAATAACACCGTATTGCAATGGAGTTAGATACTGTCTACTTAATAAACTGGTTTCGTCATAGATAGCTTGATCTATATCACCATTGGCATCATAGATACTGGCAATAATTTTCTGGATAACACCCATGCGTTTGACCAACGCAGGACTGCTGATGTAAATGGGCAAAGTAAAGCTCAAGGTAGCAACATCTATGGGATTTTCAGTGCCAACGGGAACACTTCTACTGGTCCATTGAATATCTGAGAGTAACACATAGCTCAAACTGGTCCAATCAATATAATTGTCAGTACTTTGAATTTCTAATGCTGGATTAAACAATGTACAGATTTGTTCTAATATCTGTAATTTTTGTTCAGTGTTGCTGGTCCAAATGTCTAACTTTAATGTCAGGCTATAAGGCACAGGCATTAACCGCTCTACTGTTAGAGTATCGCCCTGTTGGGTACTGTAGTCGCCGGTACTGGGTTCGTAATAGCGCTCGCGTATTTGCATCTTATTAACATAAGTTGGATTCTGCACTCGATCTCTGTCGTAGGTTAATCCATTGATATATACCGCCATGGCCGGCACAGTGCGCAAAAAGTTTTCACTATTTTGTGTGAGTATGGCTGCAACTTGTCTACTACTGTCGCCATAGACAACCGGCACTCTTTGTAGTGCAGTCACGCCTCCGCTGTCTTTGCCAAATTCAACTTGGAAGTTACTGACCATACGAATAAACTGTATGATGAACCTTCTGATTTGTTGGTCATAAAAAAATTGTTGGAGAGCCATTAATTATCTGCCTTGGGTGTCAGTGCCTTGCTAAGGCTTTGTCTTGTTGGTTGTGTTTTGCCTTCGACATCAGTGAATGTAGAAGTATCGTTGACAAAAATACTGCGCTGTGTTTGGTTATTTGGACCAGGAGTAAGATTGGTTCTTACTGCATCTTCAATTTTAGTCCAACGACGGCCATCAAATCTAAATAAACGATTTGGCACATAATCGGTGCGAAGTACATATGCACCGGTGATTGGTTGCGTTGGGAAGCTGGTACTGGCAGTCACAGGCCAGCCATCCGGAGCCAAACCGTCCCCACCCAAATAAGCAGGTATAGTGGCGTTGGGAGTTACCAATCCTGAATCTGTCAATGTAACAGTGCTGTCTGTGGTCAATAAAGTATTATCGGTTCTAGTACCAATTGGATCACCTGGTCCTCCATCTGCTCGCAGTGGTTCTACATACAAG